ATCCAAGGCGCGTGATAGGACAACACGCGCCCATAATCGTAGTAATCACCCTCGCCTAACAGCCTTTCCATACTATCCATCATACCATACGACAACGACAACCGGTAGATATCTACCGGTTTATCGTTGCGTTAAAAGTTCGGCGGCGCGCTGGTGCCATCCCACACATTCAACAGCGAATAAGCGGTATTATAGCGTGTCCCGTATGGCCCGAACGGGGACGTGCTGAGGATATTATTATACAGTTGCGTAAGGGTCGAAGCATGGGGCACGTTCAACGCGCCTGCCGGGCTCTGATGATACGCGCACGTCCATAGTATCTGCATTTTTGCATCATCATACTTCTGCGGATAACTCTCGTAATCCTCCGCGAACTGGTTCCGCTGCCCTTGACGCGATTCCGTACGCCGCGCCCACGTCCGGAACGCCGCGACCTCGCTACCGGTCATCGCCCTGTCAAACGTGCCGCCCGATTCCATAAGCGAGGCGATGCCCGGCGCGGCGGCGGCAAACGCCTCATACCCCGCGGCGTCTACCGCCTTCATCGCATTCAACACCTGCAAGCGTCTGCCAAATGACCATTGTGCGATGCCGATACCCTGGGCGTTTGGCTCGACCGCATCCCAACGTAATGATGATTCCACGGTACCAATAACGTATAATGCGTAGGAGCTTTCCCCGTCGCCCACGCTCGGCGTGCCCTGCCCCTGGTCGGCGTCCGGCTGACCTTTGCCGCCACGATACACCCACGTTTGGGCGCTCGCCTTGTAGAAAATGGCTTGGGATGATTTCGTGCCCGAACCGCTGTGATATACGAGGTTATCGCCCTGCAATTGGATCCACGCGGAGATATCGCCGTCCACGCTCACGCCCGGATTGTTACCGCCAGTGGGGTTGTCCCCGGATCCGGGAGGTTCCGGCAGTGCCGTGGGGTGCAGATAGCCGAGTAGCTGCGAACCTTTCATAAGCGGCAATGTTTGATGCACTGCGGGCGTCGGGTTTTGAGTCAATACATCGATAGTATCCCCTTGGATACCACCCCATACGATGGCCACGTGGCTGCCGGTGTAGATTTGACTGCCGAACGTCCAAAACACCACGTCACCCATGACGGGCGTATAATCGGCGTCCTTTTTCTCAAAAACGCGCCCCACTGCCGCCGTGGTGGGGAACATGGTGTAATTGCCCTCCGCGTAACCTGTCGGGGTGATGCAATCGCCCAGCGACAGATTGTAATTGTCCATGCAGTACTTGGCCCATAAGTCCCAGCACTGGGCGCCATAGCTGCCGTCCATATCCCAATATTGGTTTTGGGTACGTTCCAACCATGCCTGTACGTCTACCATGATATTAGTATACCCCACGGCATGGCGCCGTGGGGTATGATGGTTAGCTCAGTAGCGTCCGAGCGTCTTGACCAAACCGATACTGCACAACTGTCCCCAGAACCGAATATCGATACTCACGTTACCCGAACCGGGTATCGCGTCTGCGCCTACGTACACTTCAAGCGTTCCAGTGGGCTTAATCATCAAGGATGCCGTTCTGACGGTACTACCGGATGTAGTCATGGCGTACATGGGGATTTCCACGTCAGTTGACGGACGCCACGCCTGCGGGAACAATGCCGCCGTATCGGACAGCTCGGTAAACCCGGCCCTGAAATCGGTGCCGGCGGGCAAAGACTCGGAGAACATCTCCCCGAACACACAGAACAAGCCGGACGGCTCGTTATAATATACCCACATGTTGACGTGGAATGCGCCGATGGTACGGGTGATATTCGTGCCCGTCCACTTGGTTGCGCCGGTCAACCCGTTGGCGATATTGTTCAACTGGGTAAGCTGCGGTTTGATTTCCTCAATGCCTGCTTTGGCCTCGGCAATGCCCGACGCGTTCGTCTGGATAGCCTGATTCAACTGTTGCGCGGTGCCCGAGTACCCGCCCTGCCTGGTGAACGTCGTGTCGGCCTGACTCTTCGTGTATACGCTGGAAGAATCGGCCTTGCCGTCCACCTTGCCGGACAGTGTGGATACCGTGCCCTGCAATGCGGTCAATGCCGTGTTTTCCGCTTTGCCGTTGATGGTGTCCATAAGGTTCTGCGCGGTCTGCGGCGATGTAACGCCGAGCTTGCCGAAATAGCCATCCAACTCGCCAATATCGGTCTTGTTGGTCTGCGCCAGTTCCGCCGCGTTGTCAGCCGCCTTCTTGGCCTCGCCTGCCGCCGTGGTCGCGTTGTTCGCCGCCGCCGTTGCCGTGGTGATGTTGGTGGCGTTGGCGTACATCTGATTATCAATCTTGGTCATGGCGTCGGTGAAATCACCACGCCACGACGGCCGGTCGTTCGGATTATCGCCAAACGTCGGCAGATTATAGTGTCCGGTATGCTGTGTGGTAGACATTGCTCTATTCCTTTACTCTTCTGCGTTGCCGACGCGGACAATACCGTTCGCGTCCTTGTACATGGAATCAAGCTCGGCCGCCGTCAATCCGAGCGTACTCGGCTGCGAGGCGGTTTTATCGACCTTGCCCGCAAGCCCCGAGGTGAGGGCGGAGGTGGTGGCGAAACCGCTCGTATCCGGGATATCGGTCTTGCGGGCGATGGTGTCCGCCACGCCCAGCGGGGATCCGGACGTACCGTTACCGGTAAGGTCGGCGGTGTGCGACACCGATGTAAGACCGCCTGCAGTGGCCTGCTCGATGGCGTCCGCGTTGGCTTTCATCTGCGCGTCGATCTTAGCCATATCGCCGTTATAGTCGCCGAGCCACGTGGGCCGGTCGGTGCCGACAAACTGCGAGAGGTTGTAATTATTGGTATGGTTGGTTGCGGTCATGGTAGTTATCCTTTCTTGTCGAAATTATTGGCGGTTGGGTTGCGTTCGACATAGCGTGCATCCGCTTCGGATTGCGTGATAAACGCCATGTCGGCAGGTGGGTTTTCGGGCATGGACTTGCCGTAGGGGAATTGGGAACGGCCCGGAAAGTCGCCGGGGATGCAGTTGTCCACAGCGGTCGCCTTCAGATCGTACTCACGCGCCTTAAGCGAAAGCGCGTCGTATTCCTGCGCGGTCAACTCCATGTCATCATAATCACCCCAGAACAGTCCATGATTGCGCGCATTATCATACATGCCGCCCAGCACCTGCCCGAGCGGCTGCGTAGTACCGTACACCGGGGAGGTTGCCACGCCCTGCTGCTCCATTTCATGAATCAGCGCCAGCATTTCCGCGCGCAAATCGGCCATATCCTTGTTGAGCTGGGCCACGGTATCCGCCAGCGCCTTGTCCACGGAATCCGCAAGGTCGGTGGTGGTCTCCTCCAGCTTGCTCAGGTCACATTGGAGAACGTCAAGATTATGCTTCAGGCATTCAATCAACTGTAACGCAGTCAGTCCATCCCGATAGGTGAACGGCACGGACGTGGGTATCCCGTCGAACAAGCGTTGCCGTGGAATCAGCGCGTTAATGGCAACCATGATTACTCCCATTCTCCATAGTTATGGCAGTTACTGAAAATTGTATCATAAGACCCCCACACCTGCATAAAACACGGTTCAAGGCTCCGCACAATTTCCATGTCCACGTTGATAATCGCCTGCCGGTACTCCTGAATCAGGCTCATAGCGCTCTGGCTGCGTCCCGTCACGTGGCTCTTGCCCCTGGAATTGCTGGAATCATGCTGGAAGTCGGTGGCGCTTTGCGCGGTGGTGTGGCTGGGGGGGG